TTGTTTGTAGTTGATAGTTTGGGTATGCTTATGTCACCAACTGAAGTTAATCAGTTTGAAGCAGGTGATATGAAAGGTGATATGGGTCGTAAGGCCAAAGCACTGAAAGCACTGGTTACCAACTGTGTTAACATGTTTGGTTCATACAACGTCGGTATGGTTGTTACTAACCACACTTACGCATCACAGGATATGTTTGATCCAGATGACAAGATCTCAGGCGGTAGCGGTTTTATCTATGCAAGCTCAATGGTAGTTGCTATGAAAAAACTAAAACTAAAAGAAGACGCAGATGGTAACAAAACCAGCACAGTGAATGGTATTCGTGCAGCGTGTAAGGTTATGAAAACACGTTATGCTAAACCGTTTGAAGGTGTACAAGTAAAGATTCCATATGAAACAGGTATGGATCCATATTCGGGTATGTTTGATTTGTTAGAAGCAAAAGGACTGCTTGAAAAACAAGGCAATCGCTACAAGTATATTGATAGCAACGGCGAAGAAACACTAGAATATCGCAAGAATTGGACAGGTGACAAACTCGAAATGATCATGGCCGATTTACCGGCAAAAGAAGAACAAATGGTAAATATCGCTAACGCAACCGAAGAAGTTGTGGATCATGACGAGGAGCCTGTCTTAGATGAATGAAGAATTTGTCACTGATCTATGGGATTTATTTAAAAGTTATTTAGATAAAAAACACATTGAATTAGCAGCAGAAAAGTATGTTGACATGCTTATTGATTATGGTGTAGATGATATACAACTGAAAGATATGCTTGGCAACGAAAAACACTTAGATGCTGCAATTCAATATTATTTAGAAATGGATCAAGACGATTACGATGAGTGGGATGATTAATGGCTTGGTACAGTCGAGTAAGCAGAGACATAACGCAGATTCCTGCGGCAATACAACACTTTGAAACAGAACTTCAAGCAGCAAGACTTGAATGCAAGTTAAAAGGTAACGTAGAAAAGCAGTCGGCTGAAATGCCTGGTATTGTCGAACACAGATTTAATCAACTTCAAGAAATTGAAGCGATACTAGAATACTTGAATATTGAGCTACGTAAATTGCGTAGCTCATTTTTTCGCAAATACTTAGAAAATTATCAACGTGCATTAAGTAGTCGTGACGTAGAAAAATATGTCGACGGCGAACAAGATGTTGTTGACTATGAAAAAATCATCAACGAATTTGCACTGATGCGTAACAAGTGGTTAGGTGTCCTAAAAGCACTTGATCAAAAGCAATGGCAAATTACAAACATTGTTAAACTGCGAGTAGCAGGTATGGAAGATGCAACACTCTAAAATATTATTAACTGGATCGCACGGATTTATTGGCAGCCATTACTACAAGCATTTGCAGCAGCAAAAAGCACACGTGGCACCATATGATAAAAAAATACGTGGTGAAGATTTAGCAGATAAAAACACTACAAAATTATTACCTGATTATGATGTTGTAGTACACCTTGCTGCAACCAATGGCACCAAATTGTTTTATGAACAGCCGACAGACGTACTAATTAACAATACACTGCCAACGATAAATTTAATTGAACGTTATCGAAATACCAATACTAAATTTGTTTTTGCTAGTACGTGTGAAATATTTAATGGAGCAATTGATGCCGGTTATTACCATGTGCCAACTGATGAGCAAGTACCAGTTGTGTTTAACGACATTACGAACCCAAGATGGAGTTATAGCATTCCGAAAGCTCTCGGCGAAAACCTAGTTGCAAACAGTGGTTTAGATTACTTAATTATTCGTTACTTTAATGTGTACGGTCCAGGACAAGTTGACCATTTTATAAATGAATTCGTGGAACGTTGTAAACAAGGATTATACTATATAAATGGCAACGACACACGTAGTTTTTGTTATGTCGATGATGCTGTAAAAATGACAGACAATCTTGTAAACAATTGTGTCAATAAAACAGTAAACGTTGGCAACGACAATGAGGTTAATATTGCAACAGTTGCAAAAATGATTATGGGCTATATGGGTATTAATCCTGACAAATTAGAAATATTACCTGGACCAGAAGGCAGTGTAATACGTAGATGCCCAGATACAACACTAGTGCAAATGCTAACAGGATTTACTGATTATACACCTTTAGAAGTTGGACTTAAAAAAACTGTGGAAAGTATACTATGAAAATTGGCGTAATTGGTGTTGGTAATGTAGGCAAAGCAAACGTCAAAGGTTTTGAAAAACTAGGACATACTGTACTAGAACACGATATAAAATTCAATACAAAAATAAAAGATGTATTGGATACAGAAATAGTATTTGTTTGCACACATGAAAATAATGTAGAAAAAGTTTTACAAGAAATTAGTTTGTATCAGTATAAAGGTGTTGTTGCAATACGCAGTACAATATTGCCTGGAACTACAGATAAATTATTAAAAAAACATAATTTAGATATTTGCTTTGTACCTGAATTTTTAAGACAAGATTATGCAGATGTAGATTTTGAAGATTGCAAGTTGTTAGCAATAGGAACATATAATTTAGCAATTGCTAGAACTGTAGTTGACGCTTTCAAGTCTTTGCCGAAATCTGTAGAATATATGTTACCAGTAGAAGCAGAAATATTAAAATTATACAACAACACATATGCAAGTTTGCGTATTGTATTTGCTAATTTAATGTACGATTTGTCTGCAAAGTACAATGCAAACTATGATATAATAAAAAATGCATATGTTAAAACAGATAAAACTAGTGGAAAGTATTTAAACGTAAATGAAAACTTGCGTGGATACAGTGGTGCCTGTTTACCTAAAGATACAGTCGCACTTATGAATTTAATTGATAAATTAAATATGGATTATGATTTAATTAAAAGTGTACACAACGATAATTCAAAACTACCAAAAAATTAGTACCTATAAAGTACGCACATAAATACCATATGAAAGTAGTTATTGTAACTGGTGGTTTTGATCCACTGCATAGTGGACATATAGAATATTTTAAAGCAGCACGAGAATTAGGCGATCACCTTGTAGTAGGTGTGAATAGCGATAGTTGGCTTACACGCAAAAAAGGCAAGGCATTTATGCCCTTTGAAGAACGTTGTGCAATCATCAAAGAATTAGATTGTGTAAATGAAGTCATTGGGTTTAATGACGATGACGATACAGCATGTGCTGCAATATTTCAAGTGCTGTCTACAGTAGGTAGTCAAACAAAAGTTATATTTGCCAACGGCGGTGATAGAACCAAAGACAACATTCCTGAAATGATATACAACGATGTTGAATTTGTATTTGGTGTAGGTGGCGAAGATAAAAAGAATTCAAGTAGTTGGATACTTAAAGAATGGAGTCAGCCTACTACCGAACGTGCTTGGGGCAGATACACTGTGCTTGACAAGGGCGAAGGTTGGCAAGTAAAACAATTAGAGTTTTACGAAGAACAGGCACTTAGTGATCAAAGACATTTTAAACGCAGTGAACACTGGCATGTTGTTGATGGCGTTATTAATATGTTTTTAGAAGACAAGTCTGGTAATAGAACTAGTCATTTACTTGTGCCTGGAGACAGTATTGACATTCCTGTAGGTTATTGGCACAAGGCTGTAAATTTAGACAACAAAAGTGCTAAAGTAATCGAAGTGTGGATGGGGAAAGAACTTACTGAAGATGATATAGAAAGAAGAGACTAATGAAAGTATTTGTAGGCTGGGATAGTAGAGAAGATATTGCATATCAAGTTTGTAAACATAGTATACTAAGCAAACAACCAGATGCAGAAGTTATTCCATTGAAACAAAACGAATTGCGTGATAAAGGATTGTATTGGCGTGACGTAGATAAACTTGCCAGCACTGAATTTACGTTTACACGTTTCCTAATACCCGAACTTGTACATTATCGAGGATGGGCATTGTTTATGGATTGTGACATGATTCTTACAACAGATATAAAAGAACTGTTTGATCAAGCAGATGACAAATACGCTGTCATGTGTGTACAACATGATTACACTCCTCGTGAAGGTTTGAAAATGGATGGCAAGCAACAAACAGTATATCCACGTAAAAACTGGAGCAGTGTCATGTTGGTAAACTGCGGACATCCTAGCAATGCAGTATTGCATAAAGAAGTAGTAAACGATGCAGAAATATCAGGTGCGTACTTGCATAGATTTAGTTGGTTAAAAGATGAAGAAATTGGAGAATTGGATCACACTTGGAATTATCTTGTTGGTGTTTACAATGACATTGATGTTCCAAAATTAATTCATTATACAGAAGGCGGTCCTTGGTTTGAAAATTACAGAAACTGTGAATTCCACGAACTTTGGAAAGCAGAATTAATGGATATGATGAATGGCTAGAGTCTGGATGGAGCATTGGAGTAGTAAAGAATACTTCAAATCTAAATTAGAAAACTTTGAAGTTATAGATAATTGGCTACAAAAACCTCCTTCTAGTATTTTGGAAATTGGCTGCGGACAAGCAATAGAATCTATAAATTTTCAAAAAAAATATAATACAGAATTATGGTTATTAGATGGAGACTCGTCTACTACAGAAGATAGGAGTCGTTTTAGTAAATTTGATAAAGTTGATAACATGAAATTTTATAATCCTATTGATGATTTAAAAAGTTTCTATAATAAAAGTAAAATAGAATATACATTTGTAGATGCAAACAATATACAAATTCCAGATAATAAAATATTTGATTTAATTTATAGTTTTAAAAGTTGCGGCTTCCATTATCCAATTGACACATATTATGATTTAATTAAAAAACACAGCGATAAAAATACAAAATTAATATTTGATATTAGAAACAAAGTTGGTTTGTATTCTAGTAACTTTGAAATAGTAGAAACAATTGCAGAATATAAACCCCGTACAACATACAGTTTGAGGTTAAAATGATAGAATTATTTCACGCTGCACCTCAAACAAAAAATACAGATGACTTGGATAAAGAGCGTTATGACCATTTAGATGCTGTTTGCAATTTAGGAAGTATACCCGGTGATATACTAGAGTTTGGAGTTTATCAAGGAGGTACAATTAATTTTATTGCTGAAAGATTTCCGCACAAACAAATTTACGGTTTTGACAGTTTTGAAGGATTACCAGAAGATTGGAAAATAAGTTTCAATGAAAAATTTAATAAACATAAAAAAGGATACTTTGCTGTAGACAATTTACCAGCAGTAAAAAACAATGTATCTTTAATAAAAGGATTTTTTGATAATAGT